GAGAAGGTTCCATTTGATTTGGAAATGTTTAATATCATTACTAGAGGTGGAACCAGAAAGAAAACACTCAATGTAGTCATGGCAGCTTCTGGTGTTGGTAAGAGTGCATTTCTTTGCCATCATGCAGCAGCTTGTTTGTCACAGAATCTAAACGTTCTCTACATTACCTTGGAAATGGCAGAAGAAGAGATTGCTAAAAGAATCGATGCTAATCTTTTGGACACAGATATGCATGTTCTTGAGCAGATGCCTCTTATGCAGTATGAGAGCAAGTTAGAAAATTTAAAGAAGACTTGCAGAGGAAAATTAATTATTAAAGAATATCCAACCGCTGCAGCAAACGTAACACATTTTAAGAATCTTCTTGAAGAACTAAAAATTAAAAAGAAGTTTATTCCAGATGTTATCTTTGTAGATTATTTGAACATTTGTTCTTGCGCAAGATTTAAATTGGGTAACGGAATGAATAGTTATACCTATGTCAAGGGAATCGCAGAAGAATTAAGAGGCTTGGCAAAGCAGTTTAACATTCCTCTTTGGACTGCGACACAGGTAAACCGCGAAGGTGCAAAGAGTAGTGACATGGAAATGACAGACACATCTGAAAGTTTTGGTCTACCACAAACTGCAGATTTCTTTTTTGCTCTAATTGAAAATGAAGAATTGGCTACGGCAAATCAGATTATGGTCAAGCAGTTGAAGAACCGAGGAAACGATCTTACAAAAAATAGAAAGTTTCTTCTAGGTGTCAATAAGTCTAAGATGAAATTTTTTGACGTTGATAATAGCAATAATAATTTGATTAACGCAAATAATACAGATGAAGAGGGATTTGGCTCCGGATCAGATGGTAAAGCATTCGATCCACAATTTGGAAAGAAGAAGAACAAGGCCATCAACTGGACCTTCGAAGGCGCTAAATAATGTTGTATATTGACAAGAAGTATGTGAATCTCCTCTCAGGTACACTTGAAAAGTTTAAGTGGAAAAAAGATTCACTAGCCACATGCAGATGTTTTAAGTGTGGCGACTCAAAGAAGAATAAGTCCAAGACAAGGGGATACTTTTTTGAGCATAAAGGAAATTATGTTTATAAATGTCACAACTGCGGCTTTGCTTGCAACTTATATTCTGTACTTGAAAGTATCAGCCCATCTCTTTGCAAAGAATATGCATTTGAAGTTTTTAAAGAAAAAAATCCAGAACCAATCTTTACACCAAAAGAAGAAAAACGTGTTCCAATATTCACTGACCTTGGAACGCGGCTTGACTTGCTGAATGAAGATCACAAGGCGGTACAATATGTTAAATCTAGACAAATACCGAAAGAAAAATATAGCAACTTTTATTACAGCAGTGATTTTAGTAAAATCATGCAATCTTTTGAAAGAACTGGATCTAAAGAAGCCAGACTCGTCATTCCGTTCTATGACGAGATGGGCTCACTTATTGGCGTACAAGGACGTATATTCGACCAAACAGAAAAGTATGCAAAAAGTAACAAAGAAAATGAAAAAATTCGCTACATTACTCTCAAAAAAGAAGGGCAAGAAAGGCTCTGGTACGGATTACAAGACGTAAATCCAAATGAAACAATTTACGTAACAGAGGGACCAATTGATTCAATGTTTATTCCAAACGCACTTGCAATGCAGGGTGCAGGATGGCTGGATAAACTTCCTGAAAAAATTGAAAAATCCAAAGTTGTTTTTATTTTTGATAATGAACCAAGAAACGCAGAAATAGTTTCTTTGATTGGTAAATATATTGATGCTGGCAGAAATGTTGTGATCTGGCCCGAAGAGATAAATAAAAAAGATATAAACGATATGATTCTTGCTTATGGATACAATACCACGATTAAACTTATTATTAATAATGTTTATTCTGGACTAAAAGCAAAAATGAAGTATACTTACTGGAAGAAGGTTTAAAATGAATAATGATAATGAAGATATATCTGATGAAGATATGGAAAAAGCAAGCCAAGCCTACCTAACATTTGTTTATAGATTTGGTGAATATGTAAAAGAGATGGACCCGCAGCTTTGGAATAAAGCAAGAGAATATGCTGCCGATTTTACAAAGATTCCCGGTGTAAAGGTTGAACTTGTAGATAATGATGAGGAAGAAAATGACAGAGATGCCGAACATAAAAATGGCGCAGACTAAGCATTTTGTTTTAGATCACGGACATGTTGATCTGGTTGACTATATGGGATCGGATCTCAGTGTCGTCAACGCCGCAAGAGTTTCCTTCAACAAGGAAAGTTATTGGGATTCAGAGAAAAACTGGACTGGCTATCAAGAACAGAAGTTGCTGGAAAAAGATACAAAACTTATTAAGTATCTTGCAAAGCACAATCACTTCACTCCTTTCTGTCATCCGCAGATTAGCTTACGCATCAAGTGCCCGATCTTTGTTCGTGCACAACTTGGCAAGCATCAGATTGGTCTTGTCATGAACGAGGTCAGTCGCAGATATGTCACGTTTGAACCGGAAGTCTATATTCCTATGTGGCGTGGCGCACCTACCGATGGTGCGAAGCAAGGAAGCAGCGGTGCGATTGAAGATATGGATCTCTGCATTAAGTTGCGACAGGAATACCAAGGTGTCGTCAACGAGTGTCTTGATCTTTACAATAAACTTTTGGCAGACGGTGTTGCTCCCGAGCAAGCCCGTTCAATCTTGCCACAAGGAACTTATACGGAATTTGTGTGGACTGGTTCTCTCTACGCATTTGCCCGCGTTTATAACTTGAGAATCGACAGTCACGCACAATGGGAAATTCAGGAATACGCAAAGGCAATTGACAAAATTATTGCTCCACTTTTCCCGGTTTCGTGGCAAACTCTAACATCTAAATAAAGACACCCACCAAAGGAGTCTCAAATATGGCAGAAATTTTATCACCATTTCAATCGTTTATTTTCATCTCTCGCTACTCTCGCTGGATGCCAGATTACAATCGGCGTGAATCCTGGGACGAATGCGTTGACCGCTGGTGGAAATACTTTACCGCTAAGGTTCCGCAACTCGCAGAGCGTCCTGACGTAAAAGAAGCAATTCTCAACCTTGAGGTATTGCCTTCCATGCGTAGCCTTATGACCGCTGGACCTGCATTGGATCACGACAACACTTGCCTATATAATTGCTCGTACTTGCCAATTGACAGTCTTGATTCATTTGCGGAGCTTTTTGTTGTTCTCATGAACGGCACTGGTGTTGGCTATTCGGTTGAACATCAATACACCGACAAGCTTCCACAGGTTGCAAACAAGATTGAAAAAGTTTTTAATATCACTTATGTTGTTGAAGACTCCAAGGAAGGTTGGGGCAATGCAGTCAAGTTCCTGATGGATCACCTCTATGCAGGTCGCCACGTTAAGTGGGATCTGTCAATGATCCGTCCAGCAGGTGCAAGACTAAAGACCTTTGGTGGTCGTGCAAGCGGTCCTGCTCCTCTTGACAATCTGTTCAAGTTCATCGTCAAGGTGTTCTACAATGCACAGGGACGCAGACTCACTGCTCTTGAATGCCATGACATCTGCTGTGCAATTGCAAACGCAGTAATCGTCGGTGGTGTTCGTCGCTCGGCCATGATCTCTCTCAGCGATCTTTCGGATCGTGAGATGGCTCTCTGCAAGAGCGGTGCATGGTGGGAGCAGGCTGGTTTCCGTTCCTACGCAAACAACTCTGCTGTCTACCGTGGTCGTCCTCCAATGGGACAATTCCTTGAGGAATGGACTTCACTATACAACAGCCATAGTGGTGAGCGTGGAATGATCAACCGCAAGGCATTGCAAGAACAAGCAGCTAAATGGGGTCGTGATGAGATCTGTGAGTATGGCACAAATCCATGCTCGGAGATCATTCTCAAGCCATTTGAGTTCTGCAATCTCTCAACAGTTGTCGTTCGTCCTGATGACACTGCTGCTTCCTTGAAAAAGAAGATCGAAATTGCCACTATCATTGGTACGGTTCAATCTACTTTCACTAACTTCCCATACCTTCGTCCCGAGTGGAAGAAGAACTGCGAAGAGGAGCGTCTGCTAGGTGTCAGCATGACCGGAATTTATGATAATAAATTGACCAGCGGTCTTGAGGGTAAGCCAAAGTTGGTGCGTCTACTTGAAACCCTCCGCGACCATGCAACGGCAACGAACATGAAGTGGGCAGAGAAGCTTGGTATCAATCCAAGCAAGTCCATTACATGCATCAAGCCAGAGGGCACGACTTCGTGCTTGGTCGATTCGGCATCGGGTCTGCACCCACGTTATGCGGAACACTATTACCGTAGAATTCGCATTGACAAGAAGGACCCGATTTACAATCTCATGAAGGATCAAGGCGTTCCTTGCGAAGATGATGTGATTAATCCTAATAACACAGCGGTCTTCACGTTTGCCATGAAGGCCCCAAGAGGCACAATCACCACGGAAGATCTCCGTGCATTGGATCACTTGGATCTCTGGAAGACTTATCAGGAACATTACTGTCACCACAAGCCATCAATCACCGTCAACTATAAGGACTC